TTGCAACATCAACTTTTCCTATATATACATTATTAGAAGCAGAAATATCAATCCATTGAGTGCCATCACTCAATACTTCTCTATATTCTAATTCCTATACAGTATACATCCATCCAATATTTGAAGATGATGGTGTAGGAAGATTACTTGTAGATGCTACAGTTCCCTTATATATAACGCCTTTTGGTAAGGCCGCAATACAAGCATCAGTATATGATTTCGCACTTTTTATCGCGCCGCCTTTACTTGCCGCGTATGTTACAGCATCAAATGGCATATTTATTCACCTCACATTTCATACCAAGTATTATCGTTGCCCATTATATACAACTTTTGAGCTTTTATTACCCATACTTTATCGCCAAATTGGATTTGCTATTCATTTTTTAAAGTCGCTTTATCCGTTTCATCCATAGCATACCAAGTTCGATCTTGTACGTTGGCTTTATTAAATGATTGCGCTAATACGTAATTATTATCCATAATATTCCTCCTAATAAAAATACGGGTAGATATACTCCACCCGCAGCGATTCATCATATGATAGATGTTATGATGACTTACGTCGCGGCAGAGCCATGGAATATATCCACATCCAAATATAAGTAGGAGAATGGGATAAGATCTCGGGTATTTTGAGAGATCTAAATTTGATTTCTTTCTTATTTTATGATATAATATAATTAAAATGAGATAGGAGGGAAATAAATGAGTTACGATATTAATGATATTGAATCATTAAGTTTTCGAGAAGGAGTCCGCTCCCGCATCCAAATGTATCTTGGTAGTGATGATATTGATGGAGCATATCAATCTCTTAAAGAGATAATTAATAATTCTACAGATGAAGCTCTTGCTGGATTTGGAAATAAAATAGAAATATCTGTCGATACAAATGAAAATGTAATTACTGTTAGAGATTATGGAAGAGGAGTTCCTTTTGGAACTAGAGAAGACGGAGAAAATGTACTTGTCTCCATATATTCTAAATCTCATACCGGCGGTAAGTTTGGTGGAACCGCATATAAAAATGCGTCGGGGCTTAATGGCATAGGTGCGAAATGTGTATGTCTTTCATCTAGTACATTTAGAGTATATAGTTTTCGAGATGGACATGGCGCAGAGGCTATATTTGAAGAAGGAATTTTACAAGAGTATAATGAATTTCTTACTGATAAAAAAAATGGGACATTAGTAATTTTTTCTCCAGATCCAAAAGTTTTCAAAAATGGAGAAATAAAGTATAGTCTTGATAAAATTTGTAATGATATTAAAGATATATCATATCTTTATCCAGGCATTACTTTCGAAGTAAAAGATTCTATATCTAAAAAAGTAAATACTTATTGCGCTAAGAATGGAATTGTAGATTTCGTAAAAGATAATATACAGAAGCCATTACATAAACATATCATAACTGAAAAAGTAGTAGATGAAAATGGTGATTCACTTGAAATCGCATTCCAATGGGGTTCAAAAAGAGAAGAATCATATGTATTTGTAAATGGCCTTAGGTGTCCAGAAGGCGGCAGTCCTATTACAGGTGCAAAAAGTTCAATTACTCGTACATTTAACGCGCAAAGTAAAAAAGATTTTGATGGAGATAGTATTCGTTCTAATCTTTTTTATGTAATAAATTGTTCTGTAGCACAGCCTTCATTTGCAAATCAAACAAAATCAAAAATTAATAATACAAATCTTAGAACTATGGCTTCTACTGCATTTACAAATGGAATTAAACAAATGAATGTTAAATATAAAGAAGAATTTGATTCTATTGTAAATATGCTTATTAAAATAGAGAAAGCAGAAGCCGCTGCAGAGAAAGCTCGTAAACAAGTACTTGAAACAGAAAAAGAATTAAATAATGATAAAAAGAAACGAATAATTCTTGCAGATAAACTTAAAGATTGTCAAATACATGGACCGAATAGTGGATCTGTATTAGCAATTTGCGAGGGTGAAACAATATAAGAATTGCCCTTATCTATTTTGCCAATTCATCATTGGGGTCAGCATTTCTTGTTGGCTAACGAGGGTAAAATCTCGTGGGAGGAAATATAATGAAAAAATGTGGTATTTATGTAATTAAAAATACAATTAATGATCTATGCTATGTGGGACAAAGTGTAGATATAATGTGTAGATGGATTGCACATAAACAAGCAGCAAAAGATACAAAAAATCTATCTCACAATACAAAAATTCATAAAGCGATGTATGATTTAGGTATTGATAATTTTTATTTAGAAATTATCGAAGAATGTAATTACCTAGATCTTAATGAAAAAGAAATATATTGGATAAACAAATTAAATACCTATAATAATGGATATAATATAACTCTTGGAGGAGAATCAAATAAAGGAGAATCAAATGGAAGAGCTATATTAACTGAATTAGATATTATAGATATTCGATCTGCATACAATAATCATATTCCTTTTAAAGACGTATTTGAAAAATATAAAGACTCTATTTCAAAAAGAGGACTTCAAAAAATATGGCATTTTGAAACTTGGAAATATATTATGCCCGAAGTTTATACTGATGAAAATAGAGTATGGCATTCTACTTTTTCAAAATCAATTAAAGATGGGAATATGAGTCTAGGTAAAAATAATAAAGAACGTGCATGTTCAGAAGAAGAAATTAAGGAAATGAGAGAATTACGCTCTCAAGGGTTATCTTATAAAAAAATTGCAGAAAAACTTAATCGTTCTGCAACAGTTGTAAGAAAATATTGTTTATTTCAAGAATATAAAAATCCTCAAAAAATTAATTCAATAATGGTTAAAAATATTGAAACTGAATTAATTTTTTCTTCTGAAACAGAAGCAGCAAAATGGGCGCATTGCGATCGTCATACAATAAGTATGTATAAAAATACTACACATTCTGCAGGTACAGTTCCCACAACTGGACAATCTGCACATTGGATTTCATTATAATTCAGCCTGTATCGACTATCTCCGTTGTTGGAGAGTAGGGCTACTATTGATACGTAGCGATATTTTAGGTAACGAAGTATCTGAAAACCGAAACGATAGACTACTTTAATAAGTAGAAGAAATAGTCAGTTTACATAGTAAATGGATTCAGCATTAGGAGCATTAGTTCAAGCTCGTCCTATTGATAAAGTAGCATTGCTTCCAATTCGTGGAAAAATAATTTCTGCTTTAAAAAATCCAAATGAAAAAATACTCCAAAATGAAGAAGTAAAAGCAATTTTTTCATCTCTTGGATGCGGCTTTTTTGAAAAATATAATAGCAATAAATTATATTATCAATATGTTGCAATAGCTTCAGATTCTGATAATGATGGAGATAATATTGCTAATTTAATTATAACATTATTTTATTATATGTGTCCACAATTTCTTAAAGAAGGAAGAATGTTATGGATGCGTATGCCATTATTTGTGTTGAAATATAAAGATAAAGTACTTTACGCATTTAGCGATTCAGAAAAAAATGAACTTATCAATAAATATGGGAAACCTAAAGAAATTGGTCGTAAAAAAGGTATTGGTGAAAATAGTCCGTCTGAAACTGCAGAAGCAGTATTTGGTTCTCAAAAACGATGGGAACAACTTATTATTAATAATGAAGAAGAATTTAATGAAACTATTGCAATGTTAATGGGAGAAGAAGTGTCAGAAAGAAAACAATATATAATGGAAAAAGTAGATTTTTCGAAAATAGGAGAATAATATGAGTGAAGAATTAATAAAAAAAGATTTAACTGAAACTTTTTCTACAGCTTTTTTAAACTACGCTGGATATAATATTCAGCGTAGAGCAATACCAGATGCTCGTGATGGATTAAAATGGGGCGCCAGACAATTGCTTTATTCTCAATATATAGGTGGACTCAATTATAATAAACCTTTTAAAAAAGCCGTTAAATCAGTATCTCAAGCAATGAGTTTTTGCTATTTGCATGGAGATTCATCAGCATATGGAACGTTTATTAGAATGGCAAAGCCTTTTAGTTATAGATATACACTACAAGAAGCTAATGGCAACTATGGAACTCTTATTAATCCAGATGATCATTCAGCACCTAGATATGTAGAACTCAGAGGCTCAGAACTCGCATATAGATTAATTAATAGTATTGATAAAAATACTATTAACGAATGGGAGGATACATATGATTTGGAAGGACAATTTCCTAAAGTCCTCCCTTCAAAAGGATTTTATCCATTAGTCAATGGATGTATATCTATTAGTAGCGGAATGAGCTGTTCAATACCCCCTACAAATTTAATAGAAATGAATAAAGCATTAGAAAAATTGCTTTTAAATCCAAATATATCTGATGATGAAATATTATGCTATCCTGATTTTCCAACTGGAGCATTAATTCTTAATGCTAAAGAAATAAAAGAAAGTATGCTTAATGGATGTGGAGCGGCATGCAAAATTAGAGCAATTATTGAATGGGATAGTTCAGAAAAGTGTTTAATTGTAAAAGAAATGCCATATTCTACCTTCACAAATACAATTTGTAATGAACTTGCTTCTCTAATGGAAAATGAACCAGAATGTGGAATAGTAGATTTTAAAGATTATACTGGAGTTAAGCCTGATTTAAGAATATATCTTAAAAAAAATGCAAGTCCATCTAAAGTGTTGAAATTGCTATATAAAAACACTTCTTTACAAACACATTATACAATTAATATGGTAATGCTTAAAGATGGAAAAACTCCTAAGGTATTCGGATGGCGCGAAGCCCTTCAATCTCATATAGATCATGAAAAAATTGTCTATCGTAGAGGCTTTGAATTTGATCTTGAAAAAATTAGAAAAAGGATTCATATTATTGATGGTCTTCTTATCTGTATAGCAAATATCGATGAAGTCGTTCATACTATCAAATCCTCTTCTTCAAAATCTGACGCTTCTATAAAACTTTGTTCTAATTTTTTACTCGATGAAGAGCAAGCCGCGGCAGTACTTGATATGAAACTTTCTCGTATTGCAAATCTCGAAGTAAAAAAACTTGAGAGTGAGAAGAATGATCTTCTTAAAGAACAAGAACATCTAACAAATATTCTCAATAATGAAGTCCTTTTTAATAATGAACTCATTAACGGATGGCGTGAAGTATCAAATAAATTTGGAGATGAACGCCGCACTCAAGTTCTGAATATCGAATCTGAATCAGATGAGCCAATAGAGAAAAAGCAACTCTCTCTTTCCTTTACAAATAAAGGCGGTATATTTGTTACTGAAACTTCATCTCTCTATTCACAGAGGCGTAATGGAGTTGGCACAAAATTTAAACTTGATAAAGATGAATTTATCATTGATAATATAGTTGGACAGAATACTGATACAATTCTTTTCTTTACCAATAAAGGAAACTATTATCATATAAAAATGAATGAGTTTTCTATTGGAGAAAAGCAATATATTTCTAACTACTTTACGATTAATGATAATGAAAAATTTACCGCGGCCGCCTCAACAAATACTTTAAATAAATATATTATCTTTATTACAAAAAATGGGCTTATTAAAAAGAGCGAACTTTCAGAATATAATATGAAAAAAAATATTGGATCTCTTGCAATAAAACTCGATTCAGATGATGAAATTGCTTCTATTATATTTACAAACGAAGATAATATAGGTTTGCTTTCTCATAATGGTCAATTTATTATCGTATCTACTAAATCTATAAAATCAATAGGAAGAGTAACTCGCGGCATTATTGGAATGAAATTATCAGAGAATGACTATATTGTTTCGAGCCGCGCGATTCCGCAAAATACAAAACAGATCTTTAGTACTTCTATTGATGGCTATGCAAAACGCACGGATATTTCAGAATTTAATATAACTGGAACTAATACAAAAGGAGTAAAGATCCAAAAAGCAAATAATATGTGTGATTTTATACCTGTTGTATCTCAATCAGATATATTAATAAATTCATCTAATGCACAAATTAGAATCAAAATAGATGATGTACCTATATTAAGTCGCGGCACAATAGGCGCGAAAGTTATAAAGCTTTCTGAAAAATCTGAAGTTATTAAAATTTCAACTTTGTAAATTTGATTTTTTATTAATTTCGTAGTATAATATATACATAATAAAGAAAGTTATATAACTTTTAATATTTAATGAAATTATAAATAGAAAATTTGATATTTATTAAGTTTTCTGTTATAATATATAAGTAAGGTTGAGAAAGACCTAAAAAAATTATTTTATTTATTTATTTAATGTAAAAGGAGAAAAATTATGAAACTCACTGAAAAAACTTTTGAAGCCCTTGAATATCTGCAGAGTCGTGGTGGTCGTGCCTCTACTGCTGAGATGATGAATGCACTTGGTTGCGAAAAGATCGCATCTATTACTGGTCGCGTAAATTCTCTCGTTAAGAATGAACTTGCTTATCGTGAGAAGGTCGAAGTAGAAGGCGAAGAGAAGCCTCTTACTTACGTTCAACTTACTGACGCTGGTATTAATTTCGTTCAGGGTACTGACGAAGAGTAATATAGATTTATAGGGAACCCATAAGGTTCCCTTTTAAAATCTAAGAACCATTTGAAACTTTTAAAATAAACTTATAAGGAGAAAATAAAATGTTAAGACAGGCAGAAAATAAAGTACATATTGAAGGAATTCTTTCAGAGATTAATCTTAAATATGGTTCTTATGTAAATAATAAAGGCGCTAATGTAGATAATATTGGCGGTAATATTAAAGTCCTTGTTAGACAGGAAATTAATGGAGAAGATTGTAGTATTGAAGTTCCAGTATTTATGTTCTCTCCTAAATATAAAAATGATGGCGGTCTGAATCCGGCTTATGAAAGTATTGAAAAGGTAATGAAGGAATATGTTTCTATCGCAGCTTGTGGAGTTGAAGATAGAGCAGATAAGATTCGTATTACTAGTGGCTCTCTTACTATGAATGAGTATTTCAATAAGCAGAAGCAGCTTCAGAGTTTTCCTCGTATTAAGGCTAGCTTTGTATCTAAAGCGGATGCTAATTTCCATCCGGAGGCAACGTTCTCAGTTGAAATGGCAATTTCTTCTATTGACTATATGACTGATAATGATGGAGTTGAACTTAATCCTCCAAAGCTTCGTGTAAAAGGTATCGTTCCTATGTACGGCGGCAAGATTAATACTATGGAATTTTGCGCGATTAATCCAAAGGCAATTGATGCAATTAATACATATTGGGAAGTCGGCAAGACTTATTCTTGCAAAGGTCGCGTAAATTTCTCTTCTTCTACTATTGAGATTACTGAAGAGTGCGATTTTGGCGAACCTGATACCACTTATAGAACTCAGACTATAAGTGAACTTATCATTACAAAGGGTACACAGGCTCCTTATGATGATGATATGGCTTTTGATAAGGCTGAACTTTCTGAGGCACTTAAAGAGCATAAGGCTTATCTTGAAACTTTGAAAGATAGAAGTGAAAAGAATTATAAGGCAGCACCAGCACCTACTGGATCTAATGCTGGAATTGATCTTGGATTCTGAGAGGTAAATAGATATGCATCTTTGGGAAGTTGAGAAAAACGTTATTTCCCGCGATTTACGTGGGAAATACGTAATGTTGTATGGTAAACCAAAGTCAGGAAAGACTACCGCGGCTTGTTCATTTCCAAATGCCGTATTGCTAGCTTTCGAAAAGGGATACAACGCGATCGGTAATGCATATCCATATAATATTAATAAGTGGTCAGATTTCAAAATGGCTCTTAGAGATCTTGCTGATGAAAGAACTAAAGCGAGATTCTCAACAGTAATTATTGATACTGTCTCTATTTGTTGGGATATGTGTGAAAAATATATCTGTCAGCAAGCAGGAGTACAGAAGATTAATGATATCGCTTGGGGTCAGGGATTTAGCTCTTGTAAAAAAGAATTTGAAGAATCTATTCGTTCTATTACAAAGATGAATTATGGTGTTGTTCTTATTGCACATAGTGCATCTCGTATTGAAAAAACAGCGGAAAATGGAGATATTGAAGTAATTAGTCCCGATCTTCCAAAACGCGGTGCTGAAATTTGTAATGGAATTGTAGATATTATCGGATATATTGGAAGCGAATGGGTTGATGGGGTTCAGAGACGATGGCTTTATACTAGAGAAACTCCTACATTATTTGCCGGATCTCGCTTTAAATATATGAAAGAAAAAATTCCTTTCGGTTATAATTATCTAGTAGATGCAATCGCTGAAGCAATTGAGCAAGAAGAAAAAATTGATGGGGCAACTGTTGTAGATACCAATACTAAAATTATTTCCGAAGAAAAATTAGATTTTAAAGAAGTTCGTGCGCATGCATTAGAACTTTGGAATAAAATTGTCGGAACTGGAGAAAACGCGAATCCAGAGGCCGTAACAGCAGTATCTAAAAAAATTGAAATCGTCATGGGAAGGCGAATGAAACTTAGCGAGTTTACAGAAGATCAAGTTGAACTTCTTAATCTTGTTAATCTCGAAATGGAAGATATGATATGATATGAGGCACAGGTTATACCTGTGCCTTTTAAATTTGACTTTTTATTGAAAATGTGGTATAATTATATTAGAAAAAAATATAATAGGAGTGATTTTATGCCGCAGTGTAGAATTTGTAAAAGGCAAATTAATAAAATTACTGAAAAAGAAAATATTGATTGGGTAATGCCTTCGCGCAATTGGTACTTTTGTAAAAAATGTTATGATGATTGGAAAAATACTTCTCATATTGAAGAAGAAGATTGGGAGTTAATGATATATGATTTTCTTGCAAGGGATCTAAAAGTAACCTATGATTATTTTGTATGTGAAGCTCAAAGAAAAAAAATTATAAAAGATAAAATAACAAACAATAAAGGAATCTATTTTACTCTTAAATATTTTTATGAAGTTAAAAATGGCTCTTGGGATAAGGCGCATGGAGGAATAGGTATCGTTCCTTATATTTTTAATGAAGCTAAAGAATACTGGCTTACTCAAGAGCAAAAGAAAAATGGATTTATAAAAGATATTGAAAGGCAAATTAAAGAACGCTCAGAGCGTGAGATCATTAAAATTAAACGGCCGCAATCAAAAAAGAAAAAAGAAAAATATAATTTAGAGGATGTTTAAATGATTGTAGATAAAAATAGTATACTTCAGATATTTGGCTCTCTCATGAAACATCCTCAATATCTAAGTGAAAGCGATAAATATAGTCTTACTCCAAATGACTTTTATTATAAATTGCATAAATATATTTTTATAGCAATAGATAATTTATATCAAAATGGCGCGATGAATATAAAGCCCATTGATGTAGAGAACTATCTATCATCTAATGGCTCTGCATCCGTTATATTTAAAGAGAGCAATGGAATAGCATATCTTCAAGATGCACTTGAACTATCAGAAGATAAAAATTTTGAATTTTATTATAATAGACTTAAAAAAATTAATTTATTAAATAAATTAGATAGTTCTGGAATTAATATTGATGAATTTTATATTGAAGATTTAACTAAACCTAAAGCCTTAGAAATTAATTCTAAATTTGAAGATTTAGATATAGATGATATTATTGAAGTAGAAAAAAGAAAAATTCTTAATATCGAGCACGAATTTATTAAAAATGACTCAACAGAAACTCAAAGCGCATTTAATAATATTTTAAATATAATTGAAAATGCTAAAGAAGGAACTGATATTGGAATTCCCATACAAGGAGAAATTTTTAATGA